AATTTTAGGGCCTCGTTCATATCTAAAATGCTGGCAAGCGTTCCGATAATGCCAAGGCCAAGTACTTGCTCAAATGGGGGAATATGGTTCATTGAATTAAATGCATTTCGTTTACCAAAAATAAGGCATTTTAAAGGAAATAAAAAAGCGCTATTTCTAGCGCTCTTTAATCTCGGTAATGGTTTACTATTACTTTTCGCTCAACGCCTCAAATAACGGCGCTAAAACAAGTACTGTAAAGCCTTTACCCTTTACCTTGTCCTTAATAAGATCAGCGTCCGATTTGGTCATTTCAATCTCGCCATCAGAATAGTAAATTTTCTTGGCCAACTCGTAAACGCGAATCGGGTCGTCTTTTTCCTCGGCGGTAAACAAAGCGTTACCTACTAACTTGGACAATAGCATTGGCTCGCCCTGGATTGCGTTGCCTTCGATGTCTTTAATCTCAATTGCTAAATTGACTTTCATATAATGGTGAGGTTTAATTTTTCGGCAATATAGGAATAAGCCGCGTCGTTTGAATCGTCCCAGTTAATATAATCTTCGCCGCTCATTGTAACGTTTCCGTCTGCAAGTGTTTGACCTATAACCAAAGGCATTGCCTCCGTTCCTTCTCCGCTTGAGCAAAGTTGATAATAAAAGGAGCAAGACGATTCGAGGTTATCGTTAATAATTACGGCGTTTAATAAGTTAGCCTCTTGGCTTTCGCCGTTTTTCCAGATTTGGATAGGTTCAATTGATTTCATACGTTTTTTTTATTTAAAGTTATGCAATTTTTAAAGTTCCAGAATCGCTATAAACGTCACCGCTAGAAAGTCCAGCGGACGAGGTTGGTAAACCTACAATTCGCAATTTACTTGCTCCGCTTGTTGCCGTTCCAATCAAGACGTTGCCGCCAGAGGTTATTCGCATTCGTTCGGAGCCTCCAAAAGGAGTAGTTGCACCTGTGTTAAAAATAATATCTCTATTTTCAACAGAAAATTCCAGTCCATTACCCGTTCCTTTATTTACGCCAATCCAAGCATTATCTCCACCAGCACCATCGCTTGTAATTTGCAAAGCAGTACCTACACCACTGGAAGTTGCAAGATTAGTATACAAATGCAAAAGTTGACCCGGACTAGCCGTACCAATCCCAACGTTGCCGCCGTTAGTTATATATAATGGCAAAACTGAGTCCGTACGGTTGTTAAAATAAAAACCAGCCGTGTCCGTTCCAATTGCCCAACGTTTACCAGCGCCAGTTCTTGCCCAAGTTAGCCTTTCTATCGGACTCGCCGTACCAATCCCAACGTTTCCGTTGTTTAAAATAGTCATTGCGGAGGTATAAGTAGCGTTAACCTCTGCCGTGTTGTTCGCTGTAACTAAAAAGTTTAGACCTACTCCACCAATAGCGGCATCTCTTAATGGCTGAACCTTAGAACCACCAGCAACGGTTGTTCTTATAAATTCAATACCTCCTGTAAATAATGAACTTGATAGAGTCGAAACTACTTTAATTCCATTTGTACTATTTGTTCCGTTGTTAAATGTTGCTATATCGCTGAACGTACTCGTCCCACTAACCTGCAACCTCGCTCCGTTGTCTGTGGTTGTGCCGACTAGGAGGTTGCCTCCGCTTGGTTGTAAACTTAACGGTAATGCGGTTCCAACGCCATCGCTTGTTTGAATCCAGCCAGCAAATGAGCCAGACGCTAACGCGCCAATAGTTACGTTTGCATATCCTCCACTTTGATAAAATCTAGCGTATGCATTTGTCCCTACTAAGTTTGGACTAGCAGCAGAGCCTAAAACGTCTAATTTGTTGCTAGGACTATTTATCCCAATACCAACTCCAGTCCCATTGTCAAAAACTTGGGAGTTCCCAATCGTGCTTGCTCCCGTAAACTTAGGCAAGTAGTTAGTCGTGCCTGTTCCCGTGACTGGGTTGGTTAAAGTAGAAACTGAGCCGTCTGCCATTAGGTATTGGCTAGACGTTCCACCGCTTTTTATAATTGACGAAGCCGTAACAGTACCAGAAAAAAAGCCAGCACCTTCAACGTCTAAGGAAACCGTTGGAGTTCGACCTATTCCAAGCCTTTTAGAAAAGTCATTCCATTGAAAAAGAGAATCCGAGGTAATAGTTCCGGAGCCGTTCCAATAGGCAACTCTTCCAGCCGCTCCAGTTCCAGTTACTGGGTTAGTTAAAGCGTTCTGCTTATTGTTAAAGGTAGTCCAATCCGCTGAACTTAATGCGCCTCTATTTGTAGCGCTTGCAGTAGGCAAGTTAAACGTATGCGTTGCCGTTGCGCTTGCAATGTTAAAGTCCGTTCCAGTTGTCCCAGTCGCAAAGTTTTGCACTTGAGCCGTTAACCCATTTAAAGCCGTTAAACCAGTTGTAAACGTGGTTATAATCTGGCATAAATGGTTATTTTCAGTATGCATCGTAATTGTACGACCTGAATGCGTAACGTAATAGCGAACCGCCAACCTATCCGTTAAAGCCAAAGTCGTTGTAGGTACTGCAAGGCTAGAGAAATAAGCGGTTATATTTGTTCCAAATGCAATTAACTCAGGCGCTGAACTGTTAGAGGCTATTAAAGTAGCCGTTCCGCCTGAATTTACCTTGTAAAGTTCAACGTAAAACGTAGGTGAACCGCCACCACTTGACGCGCTAAAGTAGGTTTCAAAGTTCCAGTTACCTCCGGGAATCTCTAGCAAATTTGGGTCGCCAGCATCGGTAATAAATGAGACAATATAGCCGTCTGCATTAATTGTAAAATCCGTTCCCGCTCCTAAAATGGGAACTTTATTTAATTCCTTATAAGCAACTCCGCCAATTGTCCCTTGGTTAACTGATCCGTTCAAGTAGTAACTAATTGACGAACCGCCTCCACTTGCCTCTGGGAAATCGGCCAAAGAGCCGTCGCCTCGAATGTATTGCGCAACCGTTCCAGCGCCAGTTACGGCAAGCGTTCCAGCCGTTGTTACTGGACTATTTGCAACGTTAAAAGCCGATGGCATAGTTAAACCTACAGAGGTTACTGATCCAGTCCCGTAGGCCGTGGAATCAATCGAGCCGTCCGCCTTTAAGAATTGCGAAGAAGTACCTCCAGCCTTTACAAATTGGCCAGCCTGTATTGTTTGCGCTCCAAGGTTAACAGTTGTTACGGCTCCAGTATAAGGCACAAAACCGCCGCTGGAGTTTTCCCATTTACTTGTTGAGGAATTATAAACCAAAACCTGGCCGTTACTTGGCGAAACAATTGAAACGTCGTTTAAATCGTTCAAGTCCAAATTGCCTTGGTCGGTGTTTTCCCATTTACCAGTAACCGAGTCATAACGCAAAATTTGCCCATTGGTCAAACCGCTAATCGCAACGTCGTTTAATTCGTCTAAATTCTCAGGTAAACCGCTTAAAAATGTGGCCTTTGTCGTCTGTTTATTTACGCCGCTTTGCCAAATAAGAATAATATCTGAATCGCCAACAGTTGTTGCAATCGGGAAATCTATAAATCGTCTATTTGCCATTTTTAGGAAATTGGGTAAACGTAAGCCGTAGGTACTTGTCCAAAGGTAATGCGCGCAACGCGCGTTGCAAAATCGTACTCCCAGCCAATTACTTGCATTCGCACCGTAGTATAACCAGAATAATTAAGAGAAACCGGTAAATAAGCGTTGCCTATTGTCTCGCCTTTGCGTCTAAACGAACCCTCTAAACGATAACTTAAAGCGTTGTAAAGAGTCAAGACATTACGAGCGTAACAATCGCGCAAAGTAGGCGAATAACCGCCCAAAAGCGCTTGATTTTCAAAGGAAATATTTGTTTGAGCGTAGGTAATTGTCCCGTTAGCATTGACTTGCAAAAGAAACGTCGACGTCTGGTAATTATTGCCGTTGCTATCTTTCAAGAAAACTTGCAATTGTACGTTTGCCTCTCCTGTGTAATCGTAATTTGTAAATGTTACGGTTAAATTTCTTTGCGTGCTGCTAATTGTCGTAACAATCGGCAAAATTGCCGTCCCAATTGGCGGAACTCCGGACAAACTAGAAACTAAAACAAAGGTCGAATCGATAGTAAAACCAGACGCCGCAACAAATTGCCGCTGGTATTGACCATTTACAACGCCTCCGGTAAAGTCTAGCGTATTGGCGCCCAATGTATCGGTCAATCTATTAACTTGCGTAACCGCTCCGCTTGGGACTTGGATAATGTTAGGCGTTGACGCTAGAGATTTTTCAACAAAAACAATTGCTGGCAAGTCGCCAATCTTTAGCCAGTTTTTTGACGCGGTAATGCATAGATCGCTAAAGGTTAAATCGTCTTTGCGTATGCTTGTATACGCGCGCGCGGTTTCGTATACTTTGTCCACGCTGCTTGGATTTCTTTTACCTTCAAAAATTGGGATAATTTTAACTCCGGTAACCGTAGCGCTACCAGTTGGCCCAAAGTACTTTAACTCAACAGACAAAAAGCCAGCCGTTGGCAATACAAAAGAAGTTAATTTAAACTTTCGTTTATCGTTGTCTTTAGTTGAATAGTAGACGAAAGTATTATAGGTCTCATCCCATTGCAAAAGGTTAAACGAACCCACTAAAGTAGTACCTAAATAGCGGTCAGTTCCTCCTGAGTCGACGTGCTTTACTGCTATAGCCATAGCGCTAGCCGCAGTCAAGTAATCAATATCAACTTCTAAATCCAAAGACAAGCCAGCAAAGTCCAGGAAAACAGGTTTAGAGGTAATTGGCTGGTCAGTTTCCTCACCGTTTGGCACAAATCTAATGTCCCAACTAACACCTTGCTCGTTGTCGTAACCAGTTGCTTGCGGAATATTGTTAGGAAATATTTGAATTATAGGCGTGTCTTCGTCTGGCGTAATTGTCCAGTCGTAAGGCTTATATGGCCCTTCCAAAAACCAAGAATCCTCGTTAAACGATTCGCCATTGGTAACAATTGACTGGCCCAAATCGCCTTGCGTTAACGTCAGTTTTTTAATAGGTCTTTGATATTGCAGCAACTGGTCAGCGTTTACCGGAATCCATTTTGTATTTACTCCGTTTTGATCTCCAACAACTTCTGGCGTGTTGCCTTCATTGGAATAACTAACCATTATTCGATTAGCGCCATCGTCGGCCAAAGCCACAAATTTACTCTCGCCATACTCTACGCAAGTCCACGTTGTCAATGCTGGCGCCGCAACAAGTTGCCACGTTATCCCGTCCGTGCTAATTGCTATTCTATTGCTTAAAGATTGACCAACGGCGACAAATAAGCCATTGCCGTAAGCAATGCCAAAAGGCGAAAATTCCAGCGTTGAATTTGTCCACGTTATGCCGTCAGTTGAGTAATTCTTGCCAGTTGTAAATTTCCCGTCTGCAAAAATAATACTGTTGGAGTTTGGTGTTACCGCTATGCCTGTCCAGTTAATGCCATCGGTCGAATACATTGTGCGGTTGGTTCCATTGCTAGAAATAGCAACAAATTTGCCGTTGCCATACGCAACAGATTGCCAATCATTGTTTGCCGCTGGCGTTCGTTGTGTCCAGTTTATGCCGTCTGGCGACGTTGCCAAACGATTCACCGCGCCGCTATTAGCAACTGCAACAAACAAGCCGTTGCCGTAGGTTATGGCCTTTAATTGTATCTGAAAACTTGGATTATACCTTGTCCAGGTTACGCCATCGGTTGAAACCTGAATATTTGTTATTAACGTGCTTCCGGATAACTCACCTCCAACCGCTACAAATTTGCCGTTTGCGTAAATTACGTCCGATAAACCAAAGGAGCCAACGGTTGCGCTTGTCCACGTTACGCCGTCGTTTGAATGCATAATGCTAAACGAGCCGTTTGATACGGCTACAAATTTGCCGTTGCCGTATGCTATGCCTCTGTAAGGATTAGCCGTAATACTTTTTAAATACCAAGTTTCAGCGGAATCGACCGCGTTATTTTGGTAACTTTCCTTTACTGCGTAGGTATTCCAGTCGTGAACGTAAATCGTTGTCGTGTCAATGTTTCTAGATATTGCACGCTGAATAATCCAGCGGCCGTTTCTTTGAAACAAAACCCAGCCCATTGTTTTGCAAATCTCCAGCAAGAAATCGAAAGCGTTAATACCTAATTCGTCAAAGGTAAACTCTTGGACTAACAAATTCTCGCCAACAGTTTGCGCAAAAATGGACTTGGTGTTGTCCATTACAAGGCCCTCATAAAGGTCGTTACAAATCTCAAAATCTAACTCGAGGTCTAGAGTATTAAGTTGGTCAAAGATTAACTCGCCTAAATCCGTGTCTACGCTTGGGCCTGTTAAAGTAATTTCCTTTAATTGAGCCAAGCCGTCGGTCGCAGTAACGACAACCGGGTAAGGCGGGTCTTGGAATGGCTCGCCAGTTATGTCGTTTAACAAGTAGCCTTTAAATACAACGTCGCCTTGGAATTTGTGAATAACCAAAAACTCGCGGTCTGAGTAACTAAAGAAATTTCTAAAATCGGTAACGTCAGTCGAATAAAAAGAAACCGTAAGCGTGGCCGACATAATGCTGGACGTAATGTCTTCGTTATCCTCGCGCTCGTATGTGTGCGTCGCTGGTACGTCTGTTGCAATTAATTCCGTTGACGTGCCAACAAAGCCGTCTTGGTATATTTCGACAACGTTGGAAAAGTCGTCAATATCTTTAAAAGGTATTGTATATTTTAGACCGTATGCCATTGCTTAGAATTTTCTCGCCCGTGTTTTGTTTGCTCTGTTAAGCGTTCCAACTAGATTGTCGCCGCTAATTGTAAAGGTAACGTTTCCGCCCATCATATTTTGCAACTTTGACAAAGGCGCAATTACTTCCGGATTTGTTCGCGCTCCAGTATATTCACCAACCAAGGCTGGCGTTGGTCCGCTGACAATACCGCCGTTTGCAAAAGGTGTTAATCCACCAATTCCCATACTAGACCCGCCTTTTAAAAGCGCTCCAAAACCACTTTTGGCGCCAGCGGCTTTACCCGCAGACATTACCGCGCCACCGGTTAAAATGTTTAACGTTATCGCTGCGGCAATAGCAGCCGCAAACCTTAAAACCATTTGTTTTAAAGCGTCAAAAATGCCTTGGAAACTAATTTTTCCAGTCTCAGCAAGTTGTCCAAGCGCCTGGCCAAACATATCGCCAACCATTAAAGCGGCATTCATATTTTGCGCTACCAATTGAGTCTCGTAAGCCATTTGGCTTTGAGCCGCAGCCGCCAAGTTAAGCCTTTCAATTGCGTCTTCTGGTATTATAATACCTGGCATCGTTGCAGCGATTTGCTTATTCATTGCCAAAATGCTAGACGATGCGTTTTGAATCATTGCCAAACGCTCCGGAGTTACTTGCTTAGATACGTCCGTAGGCTGCCCACCAAATGCGTCTCGACTTCCAACCTTTTTAAGAGTCGCGTCTTGGTTTTTAAGAAATTCTTCGGCTTCTTTTCTTAGTTGCTTAATTCTTTGTTCGTGCGCTCTTTGTCTTGCCGCCGCTTGCTTTTCTACTTCCGCAGTGTTTTGCTTAGTTGCTGCAGTTGTTGCCGACGTAGAAGTTGCAAGCATTGCCTCAGAGGACGCTTGCTCTTTTCTTAGTTTAACGTACGTCTGGAATAATGCTTTTGAATCTTCAACTGTATGGCCTAAGCGAATCATTTCGTTTAAGAAACGAGTTTGCGACGTGCCAGCCTCTAACGTAGCGACGTCTAAATTATCAAATTCACTTGCAACGTCTTTAATTGTTCTTTGTAAATCGTCAGTTGAATCGTTAACCTTTAAAAGATAAGTCCGTGCCTCCTCTGAGGATTCAGAAAGCGTTTTAAATGGGTTCATTAACTCGACAACCTCGCCAAAATTGCGCATTGTCGAAATGACGTTATTTAGGTCCTTAATAAACCAATTTATAAAGCCGCTAGAACTGTCTCCAATGTTTTTAAATAGTTGGGTTATATTATCCTCTAAGTTTGAAATCTGGCCGCCTGTCGTCTTGGAAATAGCCTCCATTGATCCAGCAACGCCTTCCAAATTACCAAGGCCCAATAAATATTCTTGTATTGCTTTATCGGATTTTTGTACCTCGGTTGTAATTCCTTTAAAAGTGAATTGTACAACGTCTCCTTGCGCCGATGCTTTAATTCCAAACTCCTTTAAACGCTCAAACTCACCGCTTTGCGCGTCAAGAATTGCTTCGGTTAACTGGTCAAAAGATTTGCCTACAGAACTTGCAAGGTCACCCATTCTGCGCATTTCGTCCATCGTTGGAATAAATCCACGGTTGGACAATTTTACAAACGCATCGGTTAACTCATTTACTTGGAAAGGCGTGCTACTTGCAAAATTTACGATTTGGTCCATCGCAGCCTTTGCCGCTGAATTGCTACCTAGAGCGGTCGTTAAAACCGCCTCCATTTTTTGGAATTCAACTGTAGTATCTAGGATTTTTTTGCCAAGATTTACTAACAAATCAACCGTGAAAACCGCCGCCATTGTTTTGCCAACCTCAGAAAAGGCGCTGCCCATTTTCTTAGTAGACTTAACCGTTTCGTCGTTGCTTTGGCTTATACTTTTGTTTACGTCGTTAACCTCAGATTTTAACTCAGTCATCGACTTGTTAAACTCCTTTAGTTGCGCGACTATATCAACGTTTAATTTAGCGCTCATTGTATTTTATTAGTTATCGTATCAAAGTTGGCCTCTTCCTCAAATTTAAGCGTTTGCCATTGTAGTCCAATTTCGTATGCCTTAGCGACCTCGGCTTTGGTTGGAATTTTAACCGGCTTGGCATCCAATAGCGGAATCTTCCAGAACTTTTCAGGCTTACGAATTAGGTCGCCTTTCTTGGTAACGTTAACGTTGTTTAACTGCACCCAAAGTGATCTAAACAAATTTTCCTGTTTGCTTTCGCGCATTTGATGGCCGTAAGCAATCGACTGGTATTCTGCAAAAGACATAAAATAAAAGGAGTTAGGATCAAGTCCCAACTCCCCGATTGCATAATGCCAAACCTCGTTAAATGTTATTTTTTTTTTGAGCCGCCTTCTTGCTCTGGAACGTCTACTTTAGTAATTGCCGATAAGCCAAACATAATAGTTTGCATCACCTTGCCAAGTTCCTCCGGACTGGTCATATCGACCCAGTCCAAAATATCGTCGTAAGTTAAATCCAATTCTTTGTCTTTGTAAATCGCCTCCACATAAAGAGCCGAAAAGACAAACTTTGCAATTGATTTAATTTGTGCAACGCCTGGCGTTGTTAGTTGCTCAATCGTCGCTTGGACGTCATAACCGAGCGTTTCGCTAAAATGGATTAAGGCGCCCATCCCAAATTTAAGAGGATAGGCGCCACCATTTATTTTAACTGTTGTTCTGCCTGTGTAGTTCATACGGGCAAGTTAGCAAAAATTAAGTACTTGCTGGTACTACGGTTGCTTTAAGTAAAGGACCTTTTCCGGTAAATTCTACGGAGTAAGTTACTGCGGCTTCCATTTCAGCGCTGACGCTAATAGATGCAACGCTTGCGTTTCCGTAAAATACCAAGTCTCCAGTTACATTGGTAGTAAATTTCAAAGCAACAACAGTACGACCGCTCAAAAGCGTGTAAATGTCGCCAACGTTGTTGGTATCGTCAAATGCAACCAAGCCGTCAGTTGAAACTGACCAATCGCGTAGGCCAGCAATGTGATCTGCCCAACCTCCGTCGTCTTTGCAAGTTGCATCTGCAAGGTCAACGTTTACGGATAATTCAGAAGATGTTGCGCAGCCAATCATAACGTTATCAAGGTAAACGTTTAGGAGCGTGCCGTTAAATTTGCCAGTTGTAGCCATATTTTTGAGCGTTTAATTCGATTTTTTTTTTAAAAATAAAAGGTCTTTAAATAAATGCAAACCTATAATTAATTATTTGGCTTAAACATTTCGCATTTAGTCCCGCACGGCTCGCTTGGCTCTTTTGTAAAATATGGCTGCCAATCCGTTGGCGGTGTTGTGTAGCGCAAGCAAAGGCTTTTTAATTTGCAGCGCTGCGGTTTGCATTTGGTAATATCTGCCATCAAGTATAAATCAAATAATTCGAGTCTTGATCAATAATTTTTTCGAATAATTCGTCAACAATAAAACGCTCGGCTGGCAAAGTTGATTGATACAACTCACCAACACCGCGAAAATTTATCGAGTAACTCGCAACGTTTTCCATTTCTGCGGAATTCGTCAACGATTCGACCATTGCCAAACCTAGTAAAGTGTAATCCGTCTCGGCGCCAATTGACAACCAAACGCGTTGCCTGTTTTTAAACACCTCGTAAAGGTCGCCATAGGAATAGCCGTCGTAAATAGTTAGCGCATCGGACGATAAAGACCAAGACCCTATTTTGCTTATATGGTCGGTAAACATTCCGTTAGCGTTGGAAACAGAGTCCAATTTTTCCATTTCAACGCTAAGTTGGTAAGCCTTTGACTTGGCAATTATTTGCTCGCCAACAATTACGAAAAGCGTTGATCCATTAACCTTGCCCATCAATCCAATTTTCAATCGTTAAAATTTCCCGATGTACAACGTTAGTGTCGGTAATACTTGAAAGGCTAGTTTGCTGGATAAGTTTAGCGGTTACAATTTTGCCGACGTCTAGCAGCAAATAGTTTTCTGGATAAAGGCAAACGGCTTGCAGTATTGAGTCGGCTATGCTATCCGCGTCTAACCTACCATAGGGAGCAATCGACGCCGTAACCACGTCCAAAACGATTGTAGTAACGTAATTATATTGCTGGTTGTCTTTGTCGTCCGCTTGCGTCTGGTTTCCAATTAAAATATAAGGAAAAGGCGCGTTATCAGGCGCAAAAGTATCGTAACAAGGGACCGGTTGCCCCTTATAAGTAATCGTATTGTTTAGCGCTTGCCAGTAAGCCTTGCGAACAAATGCTTTAATATTTCTCATTTTTCAAATAATTTTTTTAACGTTCGCTCAATATTTTTCGGCAATTCTTGGCGTTGCTTCCATACCGCCGGATAAAAGAAAGGTCGTGCTGGTAAATTGACTTCCTTAATTCCAGCACCTTTGTACTGAGCCGCGAAATCGCTTAATTCGTTAGGTACTTTTACACGGCTGCCAGTTCCAAACTCAATATAAGGCGAATACTCAGCGCCAACCTCCACGCCTCCAGTAATCTGGTTTTTAGTTGCCTTTATTGGCGTTGATTGTATGCTATTTTTTAGCGCTCCGGTATCAACTGGCACGTCGCTTGCCGCGTCCGTCTCAATTGAAAGCATCGAGTCCTCTATTTCCGCTCGAACATAGTCCGCAACCTGGCCCTCCAAGTCTTTTAAATACTTGTAAAACGCGTTTAAACTTTGCTTATTAAATTCGATACTTAACATTATTCCCTTTCCATTGCTATAATTCTAATCATTCGGTCATATTCTAGCGCGTCAATGAATGAGTCGATTATAAACGTTTGACCAGCATAAGTTATATGCATCGACTTACTAAGTGTAACTAAAGGATTGTCTCTTATAATTATTTCCCATTGGTTTTTTATAACCATTTGATCCTCGGAATTTTGACGACGTCCGGACAAGTTGGTTACTTTGGCCCAACAAGTATAAACTAAACCAGGCGCGGAATAAAAACCGCCGTAACCGTCTGCGCTAAGGTTTGAATTTAAAAACGAAATGCGTTCCCGCAAATCGCCCGCTTTAATTTCCTTATTAGTCCTCACGCTCCAAACCAGTTATAAGTTTTATATGGCATTAACAAGGCTTTAACACCTAAAGGCGACTCAATGGCCTGTAAATCGCTAAAGTCCTCGCGGCGTTCGTAAAGCGTGTTTACCATCATTTTAATGGCTAGTTTAATATCCTCTGGAACAACCCCAAAGCCAGCGGTATAAACCAACTTAAACTTGTAACTTTGAGCGCCGCCAAGAATTACAAGTTTTGGAAACAAGCCAGC